ATCAGAAATTGGTGGTTCCTTAGACAAATCTATACGCGATACTCATCTGTACTGGTTTCATCATGATAAGTTAGCGAATAAAGTTGCAGATAAAATTTATGATGTAAATCAAAAGGTGTTTCAAAATCGTCTTACACACTGTGAGTTTTTTCAATTGGGTGTTTACAATCCTGATGGTCATTACGGATGGCATCGAGATGACGTTGAACTTCTAGGAAAATCTAGTGCTAGAAAACTTAGTTTTACTATATTGCTGAATGACACTTGTCAATATAAGGGCGGAGATTTTCAGGTACATTCTAGATTTGATTCGGTGACAGGATCACCTATTGTGAAAACAGTATCTAAACTAAAGCATACAGGATCAATGGTAGTTTTTCCCAGCAGAACTTACCATAGAGTAAAACCTGTGGTAGAAGGTCAACGCATCTCTTTGGTGGGTTGGTGCTGGGGTCCAAGATTAACTTGACAATAGACAAAAAACGTGGTATAGTATTACAACTTACATAGAGGAACAACCAGTGATGATTACAGAAGCAACAATGCAAGTCCTAAAAAACTTCGCAACTATCAATCCAAACATCGTTATCGAAGAAGGTAACATGATTCAGACTATCTCTGAAGCGAAAAATGTTGTAAGCAAGTCAATCGTTGATGTCGAATTTCCTAAGACCTTTGGTATTTTTGACCTAAATGAGTTTCTTGCAGTCTTGAATTTGATTGATAAACCTGAGTTAAAATTTACCGATAACTATGTTACAGTATGTGACTCTGTTGGTAGAACTAACATCAAGTATTATTATTCAGACTTAGATGTTTTGACCCGCCCCACTAGTAAAGTGATTGCACCAGAAGGTGATGTCAAATTTACTCTAGACCGAGAAACTTTATCAAAGGTTCGACGGGCAGCAGGGGTTCTAGGTCACAATGAGGTATCTGTATCTTGTATAGATAATACCGTATGCCTTACCGTATCTGATAAATCAGATAGTACATCGAATGCTTATTCGATTGCAGTGGACGGGACATACAACGAAGAGCAATTCAATTTTGTTTTCAACATCAATAATTTGAAAATGATTGAGGGTGATTATGATGTATCTATCTCCCAAAAACTAATTTCACATTTTGTAAATCGAAGTAGCAAGATTGAATATTGGGTAGCACTTGAAAAAACTAGTACTTATGGAGAATAAAATGAATGAAGAAATGATTGATTTGGGTAATCGAGTTACCCGAAGCACAGTCGCTGTGATTGATACTATGACAGCACGTGGTGCTTTTCGTGGTGAAGAGTTGAGCACAATTGGTCAATTACGTGACCAATGTATTCAGTTGATTCAATTGATTGAAGAAAGTCAAAGCGCGGATTCCGCACCTACAGCAGCAGGAGAACCACAACCCGTTGTTGAATAGTATTGAACTTGTCTCCCTTGAATCGCTAAATTATATTATGTACGGAGTAACAAATGTCAAAAGATTTTCTATTCGTAGAAAAGTATCGTCCTGCAAAGATCGCAGACTGTATTCTACCCACCCAACTAAAAGAAACGTTTAGTAAAATAGTTTCTAGCGGTGAGTTGCCTAATATGTTGTTCACTGGAACTGCTGGTTTAGGTAAGACTACAGTTGCAAGGGCATTATGTGACGAACTTGGTATTGATTATATCATAGTCAATGGTTCTGAAGAGGGTAATATTGAAACTCTCAGAGGCAAGATCAAACGGTTCGCTTCTTCTGTATCCTTATCTGGAGGATACAAATGCGTCATCCTTGATGAGGCAGATTATCTGAATCCTCAATCGACACAACCTGCCTTGCGCGGGTTCATCGAAGAGTTTTCAGATAACTGCCGATTCATTCTCACCTGTAACTTCAAGAATAGAATCATTGAACCACTCCATTCTCGGTGTGGTGTATATGAATTCAATACATCTAAGAAAGACATGGCACCTCTGTGTGAGCAGATGTTGAAACGTACCATGGATATCCTTGCTAAAGAGAATATACTTTCAGAAGATATTGCATCAGTTGCAAACCTGATCATGAAACACGCGCCCGATTGGAGACGTGTTCTCAACGAGATCCAACGATCATCAATTGGTGGTGTTCTAAACATCGGTGTTTCGAATGCTGATAAGAACTATGATCAGATTTTCAAATTCCTAAAGGACAAAGACTTCTCAAAGATGCGTAAGTGGGTCACCGATAATATTGATATGGATAGCTCAGTAGTCTTTAGAAGTATCTATGACAGAATGATGGAAAAGGTTGATCAAAGAAGCATACCTGTTCTGGTGGTTTTGTTGGCAGACTATCAATATAAAAATGCTTTTGTGGCAGATCATGAACTAAATATGGTTGCATGCCTCACTGAAGTAATGACGAACGTAGATTTTGTATGAAGATTATTGTTATAGACAATTTCCTATCGGAGAAATCCTGTGATGAAATTATCTATCATTCGACTCATAAAAAGTTTCATGTTGAGGCGAGTGGGCAACAGGTATCTAATGTTATTGTAACCCATAGGCACCCTGATTTGATAGAGAAACATATAGAAACTGCTAATAGTTTTTTTTCAAAAAGGTTAGTGTTAGATTGGTGTCAATTAGTGAAGTGGGTTTCCGGTACGGGTATGGGTTACCATTACGATACTGGAAAACCTGATACTCAGTTAGCAAGTATACTATATCTGAACTCAGATTTTGATGGTGGTTCAACAGCATTTTTAGATGGTACTGTTGTTGCACCTGTGAAGGGAAGAGTGGTATTTTTTGATGGTATGTATCATAAACATGCTGTTGACATTATAACAAACGGGACGCGATACGTAATCGCGGGATGGTATCACAATGAAAAATCCGATAATTCTTTCTCATGAACCTTTTGTGTCGATGTGTAGTAACGTCATCTACGATGATCATCAGCACTGGTTAGATCTTATTCGTGCAGGAGCATCATACGATCAGAGTAAAACATCTATTAGAAGAGATCGCGCTTATTGTAAATTGTATCAACCTTCTTTTTGGGGCGGTGAAGATCTGAATCCATTTTTAGGTAAAATTTCACGTACTCTAAATGAGTTTACTCAAACCATAGGTGTTCGAAATAATCGCACCCTTGCAGCGATGCATGATGCATGGGGATTAGTATACGAAGACGGTGAAAGTTGTGGACCACATGGTCACGGACGTGAAAATGAATATGCCGGTACTTATTATCTGGAAGCAGATGAAGGATGTGGCACGATCTACTTTCCTGATGCGGATGTTGAAGTAGAACCTCGTCCCGGCGACTTTATTCTTTTTGGATCTCCTGTAGTACATGGTGTTATGTCGAATACAAAAACTGGAGCAAAAAGAGTTTGTCTCGCTTTCAATGTTAAAGACCGGAATAAAAAATAATGAATCCTTTTGAATTTGTAAACGCCGTATCGTATACGAAAAAAGATATTATAACTGACGAGAATGAATCTCATTACAGTTCTTTTCTGGTCAACCGCTCGTTATCCTACTTCCAAGATAGTGTTCTTCTTGCTAATGAAATGAACAAGTATCATCAGATCGATAACAAACTACAAAGTGCTTTTCTTATAAATACTCTTAGAAAACGTAAACGTTTTTCTAAATGGCAAAAGCATGAGATGGCATCTGATTTGAAGTCGGTAATGGATTACTACGGATATAGTGAAGAAAAAGCACTCCAAGTCTATCCTCTCCTCTCTGGTGAACAACTTAAAATTATACAGAAAAAGGTGAGTCGCGGTGGAAGAAAACAATAATGAAATCAATATCAACTGGTCTCCAGCAGACATGGTTGAAATTATTATAGATCAACCAGATGATTTTTTGAAGATACGAGAAACACTGACACGAATAGGTGTCGCCTCACGTCAAGAAAATAAACTGTTCCAGTCTTGCCATATTCTACACAAGCAGGGCAGATATTTCATTGTCCATTTCAAAGAGTTATTTTTACTTGATGGTAAGAAGACTAGTTTGACAGAGAATGATTTACAACGTAGGAATTCTATTGCTACACTTCTATCTGATTGGGGTCTTGTAAAACTTGTAGATCGAAAACAGGTTCTTGATTGTGCACCTTTACGTCAAATCAAAATCATTTCGCATAAAGATAAAGACAACTGGATCCTTAGTCCTAAGTATAATATAGGCAATAAGTTTTAGTTGGACATTGATAGTTCATCGCCAATGATTTGAAAATCGTTGAAAGGAATACTGAAATCAAAGTCCGGTTTTCTTTTTAGGATTTCGTGATACACAGGACCGTCAATCATTACATAATGCACAAAAGATTGTACTTGCCAACCATGATCTAATCTATACCTCCAGTGTCTATATTTCACACCTTCGTAAATCAAACCATAACCTGGTTCTAGTAAACATTCTATCTCGTTCTCGTCATCGTCTTCTATATACAATTCCCATGGAGAAGATCTGCCACCGTAACCAATAGTGATGGAAGATGAGAGTTCACACGCTGGTCTATCTTTATGAGGTCCAAGAATAAAACCTTCTTTATATAATCTAGTATAGGTGTAAGTTGGGTATAGTTTTGCGCCAAAAGACTCTTCTATTTTTGGTTGTACTTTTAGAGCAAGGTCGCAAAAAAACGGATCTTGGTAAGATCTATAGGATAGTTGATTCTCTGGACCGAAGAAGTGAACCTTCTCGTTTTGTAACTTACCTTCGCGCTCTTTGTCTAGCATGTAATCCGTTGCTGCTTTCGCATCTTCTGGACTCAACAATTGTAATATCATAATTTACTTGACAACTCCTGCATTATATGGTATATATAGTAGTGTCGTTGCAGAATATTCTGAACGATAGACAACAATCTTGCTTAAATTAAATAAGGAGATAGCAATGGTTACTACAAGAAGTAAAGTGTTTTCGTTCCCCCACTCTCGTTTCATTGGTTTCGACCATGTCTGGGATGAGATAGAAAGACTAACTGCCGCTGGCGCAAACGAGAAGGGTTTTCCTCGTCACAATATTGTAAAATATTCTGACACGGAATACGCCATGGAATTTGCACTTGGTGGTTACAAAAAGAAAGACCTAGATATCGAGGCAAAGCCTGGTGTTCTAGTCATTCGGGGCAACCCTGAAGAGGATACTACCGAGTATCTTCACAAAGGGATTACTACGAAGAAATTCGTGGAAACATTCCGACTTGCAGATCATGTTGTCGTTGATGGAGCTGAATTCGTCAATGGACTACTAGTGATTAAACTCAAAGTGGAACTACCCGAAGAACAGCGTCCGAGAAAAATAGAAATTAATTCTCAATAAGGACGTAACAATGGAAAAGTTTGTAAAAAGCGAGGAATTTCTTTCCTCTAAAAAAGAACAGATGGTTGCAATCGCGCAACTACTTGGTGTGCTTTTAGTCGCACCGATCATGATTGCTGTAAGTTGGTTCGCATGATCAAGAAAATGAAAAGTTGGTTAGGCATTGTATTCTTTGCTTCGCTTGTACTGGGAGGTCTAATAGCACCTCTCTTCACACCTAACTACGGTGTGTACACAGCGGGTTCAAGTCTGTATATGCCAGCACCATATTTGTAAAACCTTTGGGTGCCTCTTAAGCGCATGACGGCATAAACTGGGGGGACGCATCCCCCCGACCCAATCTTTACGAAACATTAACCAAAGATTAACAAGACCTTTACCATATTAACACCCCTTATTAAATAGATACTCTTTTAATAAAGGTGTAATGATATGAAAAAGAATTGGAAAGAAACGATTGTAGCCTTGGTATTCATAGGATCGGTGTTTATGTTTTTAAGTTTAGACATTAAAGCCGCACCCTATATAGAATACAAGAATGAGTACGAGTTGAAAGAGTGGGATCATACTAAGACAACTAACCATTTAAGACTAGGTTACAAAGCAAAGAACAACATGTATTTTGAAATCGGACCAATGACTAAGGGTCACAGTTACGAAGCAGGATACAAGTTCAAATTTGATGCTGTAACAGTTAAAGGTAAACTGGAGACCAAGGACACTGGCTCTGCTAAGACCAAGGTCGAAACTGAAGTAAGATTTAATTTTTAATAAGGAGGTGATCATGCCCGGTATTGTAATCGCAATGATGTTAGTAGGTGCTGTGCTTGTAAAAGACAGTAACCGAAAACTCGACGAAAAATGTGCACAAGAAGTATTGGACGGTGTTGCTGAGTCTCATCAGGAATGTCGCCGGTACTATATGTCTAAGTAATAGTTCAATTCCCTGTTAGCTCAGTTGGTAGAGCAAATGACTGTTAATCATTGGGTCCGTGGTTCGAGCCCACGACAGGGAGCCAGCTCGAGAAGTGAACCGTCTACTTTGAATGATGGTTGTTGACCCGCTGGCAGGCCGGTGATTAACATAACTGGGTTCGAGTAGCTCTCGTTAAACCAAGTCTGCTATTTTAAGGATAAGATATGATTAAAGGTTACATGCAAGTCGATTTAAATAATGAACTGGCGGTTCGTTATATGGAAGTTGCGTTAAAATCATTTGAAAGAGTATCTGATATTTTTGAGATAGAAGTTGTGCAATGCATCACTCCAGAAACCTTACTACCTGAACTCACGAGTATTGATGCCTTGAACTATGACAAAAATGGAAAGCTTTACCGAATGCGTTCTCCTCAAGAAATAGGTTCTATGCATTCTAACTATCGTATGATTAAACGTCTGTCTCAAGGTGAACGATTTTGGATCTTGGAACATGACGCATTTTTAAGAGCAGATGGAGAAGATGTTTTTAGAACACTTATGAGTAAGTGGCAACAATTTCCTGCAGCGGGTATAGGAATGGCGTTTGAATTTTATACTATGTGGCCAGAAGTATCACAAAAATGGATAGATATTTTTTTTAATGGTGCTGACATGGGTCCCATGGGAATTATGCATATTGCGGTTGATCGATGGTCTAATGAAACCAAATACAATAAACAGAATGTATATTGGCCGTGTGACAGAAAAGTTGATACTCGTTGGGCTAACATGACTGGTATAGGTAGATCTTGCCAGCAAGCACATCGTGACCCATCCAAGATTTTACACTCACCTATCACACAATGTATAGACATTAGATATGGTGGCACTGTTACGGATCGTGAAATTACTAAGAATCCTAAAACGGGTGAATACGACCAAAATATATTGTACAATAAAAAAAGACATCCCGATGTAGAATGGATAACGCTTGACGATTGATGAAATTTGTGGTATAATAGCCACATGACAAAATACTATACTAATGTTACAAGATACGGCTCCTCACTCCTCTATAGAGGTTACCAGAACGGTGAACGTGTACAGGAGCGTGTAAAGTTCAAACCCACACTCTATGTACCTTCGGACAAGCCTTCAAAGTTCAGAACGCTCTACGGGCAGAAAGTCTCGCCTATTGAGTTTCCTGATATGCGTGAGGCTTCTGACTTCGTGAAGCAGTATGAAGATGTTCCTAACTATAAGGTTAGCGGCATGTCTAACTTCATTACTCAATTCATAGGTAATAAGTTTCCTAATGAGATCCAATTTGAACGTGACAAGATCAACGTTACGACCATTGATATTGAGGTTGCATCCGACGAGGGCTTTCCCTTTCCTGAAGAGGCGGCTCATGAAGTTATCTCCATCACCGCCAAGAATAATATTGACAACATCTATTATGTTTGGGGTACTCGTGAGTATGATGTGGGCGCTAACGAAGCGGACATCAAATACTTCTTATGTGAAAGCGAAACCAATCTGCTGACTTCTTTTCTCGGCTGGTGGTCATCAAAGCCCACATGCCCGGATATTGTCACTGGTTGGAATACTAAGTTGTTTGATATTCCCTATCTAGCCAATAGAATCACTCGGACTCTTGGTGAAGATATGACCAAGAAGCTATCGCCATGGGGTTTGATTCGGCAGAAGAAAGTACACACCAAGATGGGGCAAGACGCAATCGCGTATGATCTTGAAGGTATTTCTCAGCTAGATTACTATGATCTGTTTCAGAAGTTTGGCAAATTAACCTACGGTGAGCAAGAATCCTACAAGTTGGACCACATCGCTCACTCTGTACTTGGTGAGAAGAAGCTCTCCTACGAAGAGTACGGCTCTCTCCACGCACTGTATAAGCATGACTATCAAAAGTTCATTGATTACAACATCAAAGATGTGGAGCTGGTTGATAGACTAGAATCCAAGATGGGCTTGATTACTCTAGCCTTGACTATGGCCTATAAAGCCAAGACTAACTTCACTGACACGTTCGGCACGACCAACATATGGGATGCTGTAATATACAATGCGCTTCTGAAGCAAGACATTGTGGTACCACCTCGTGAGAATAAAGCAAAATCTTCTATTGTCGGTGGTTATGTGAAAGAGCCTCAAGTCGGTGCTCATAACTGGGTGACCTCATTTGACCTTGCGTCACTGTATCCTAATATCATTGTGCAATACAATATGTCACCCGAAACGCTATCGTGGATTGATGGTGATGATGGAGACTTTGCACAAGCGGCTAACGGCACTAAGTATCGCAAAGACATTGAGGGTATTATTCCTCAGGTGATTAAGCAGTTCTACGGTGATCGTGTAGACGCCAAACAGAAGATGCTCAAGGCTCAGAGTGAATATGCCAAGACACCCACCAAGAAACTGGCTGATGATATCACCATCTTTAATAACTCGCAGATGGCGGTTAAGATTCTGATGAACTCTCTCTATGGTGCAATGGCAAATCAGTGGTTCAGATACTTTGATCTGAACAT